TAGAGTAAACACCATCAGGTTGATCTTCTAAAGTTACAATAAACATTAGACCACATTACAACTCTCAATATATAGAGATCTCATCAAACTCTTAAGATCAGATTTATCTACGGTCATTTCTACTTCATCAATATACTCATTAAGAAGTGTAAGAGTATCTTTAGTAGAAACTTCAAGATCTACCTGATCTTCGATATCAACTAGTGTCTCTACAATTTTAACATCATGGACACCTACGTTGTAAAGACGATCAACCAATGTTTCAAACATTTGGTAGTCTCGTTTTTCATTGACAACGATCTTGATGAACTTGTCTTTATAACTAGACACATCTTGTTTGTTGTAGTCCATACTGGAATCGTCATAGAAGATTTTGTCAAAGATCTCGTAGGGATTTGCGACAAACTTAAGTCGATCACTTTCAGTATCGTAGATATGGAATCCGCGAGCGTCTTTATAATCATTCCAATACATCTGGTAAGGGTTGCCTAGGTACTGGACGTTACCCTTTTTAGATTTATGGTGATAGTGTCCAGACCACACACGTTTAAAGCGATGGAATAAACCAGCATCCATACCATGATCCATCTTCATGCCGGGAGTAATCTCAAACCCAGAGAGTTCTAGATGACCGCAGCAGATATCTGCTTCGCTAGTATTAAGAAGATTTGTTATTCCCTCTATGTTTTCTTTGTTGATCCATGGCAACATCAAAAATTTTTTGTTACCAAGTTTCAGATGCTTGGGTTCAGAATAGATTGTGATGTTGTCATACTTCTCTAGTAGAAGTTCTGGTGAGTTAATACGATTGGTATTCTTGTAATAAGTGCAGTGATTACCAAGCAACATATGAACGTTATACTTTGCTAGTTTTTCAAAGTAATTTTCACGAACACGATGGTAAGTATTAAAGTCTATGGACTTTCGATTATCAAAAGTGTCACCAAGATCAATGACAGTATCGATGCCTTCTTTTTCAAGAGTTGGAAAAAATACATCATCATAAAATTTTTGAAAGTAGTTCCAAAACGCTAGAGAACCCTTGCGTCCATCAAGATGTTGATCTGTAATTAAAGCAATCTTCATAACTTACCGCTCACTGTCCCATCATATCGTGCTGAGTATTTACAGTTTGCCCAGTTAGTAGCGACACCTTCCAAGTGGAATGGCGTTCCGACCATGACAGATTCCCTCGTACCTCCTGTGACGATGCTCTCGCCATCCTCACCAAAGCTAGACCACGTTCCAAACCGTCTCTTCTCAACTCTGAACTTTCCATAGGGAGTTTCATACCATTCATAATTCATCGGTTCATTCTTGTTTCAATATTTTCTTTGATACTACCCATGTCAGAATACGAAGCGTTCATACCAGACATTGTACCATCATACGAATCAGTATGCATCACTTCGTCATGTCCAGATCTCTCTAGGATCTTACCCTTGATCTCTAGTTGCTTTTTCTCTTTTTGAATACGACGTAAGAAAGCGTAATAGATAATTTGTGTGAAGTAAGCAAACGGGTTCTGAGATTTCTCTGGATTAAAGTTATCAATATACTGTAGGCAGTTCTCTATACCATCACAGATCATGTCCTCACGGAACATGTAATTGACAAAGTTTGGTTTGTATGATAGGTGTGTAGCGATCTTAAGAAAGCACTCACCAATATAATTGGTCACACGCGGTCGAGGTTTCTCTTCTTCTTTTGCTCTAATAACTTTATCGCGATACTCAGTAATGGCAGCAAGGAATTCCTTGTTGTTTACGTAGTATTCAGTTTGCTTTCGTTTTGCCATTACTGTGTATGCCACGGTTTATCTTACATTATCATAATATTAAGTATACCACTCTATGCCATTCTTGTCAAAGCTTGACAGATCCTCATAAACTCAGTAGAATAACTATGTCAGAGTTCAGAAGGGTTGTAGCTCTTAGCTTCTATTAAATAGATCTTCTAAAGACTTTTTCATTTCTTTTACTGATCCTAGGTATCCAGAATCTCTAGGTAATTTATTTCCTCTTCCCGCTAGAGACTTTCCAGTCTCCATACGGAGGAGAGTTTTTTCATAGAAATCTACAATCTCACCTTCAATCTCAACCATAGTTAATACATGATTTCTGTTTATAACAAACATATTATCAAATGTAGCAGAGATCCATTCTTTCAAAGCAAAGCCTGTTACTTCTAACTGACCTTTTTTCTGTTTAGAATTTTCAACCACGAGGGGTCTCTCTAACATAATTTTATCTTCTTCACTAAGATAGCATACTTTAGATACTAACTCTTCACCGGATACTAATTTAATAGTTGCATAGAATTCTTCTTCCATATTTAATTTGCTCTAAGGTTTACTTTTATAACCTCATACTTAAAATTCTCTTCATTGTAAATGTTAACTCGTTCATTCAAATGTCTAAGGGTATAATTCTGACCGCCAATATCATCAGCGATATCGTATAAGGTTGCTATATCTTTACCTTCGCCTTTCCTGAGAACACGTCCGATAGATTGGAGGTTACGAATGCGAGACTTACTAGGGGAAGCAAAAATAATATTGTGTAATCGTTTGATGTTGATACCTGTAGAGAATGTTCCGTAAGAAGCAATAATTACAGCATTGTTCTCGGTTTCAGTAAGTTGTCGGACTTGTTCTCTATCTTCTACATCAGTACCACCATGAACAAAAAATACTTTTCGCTCGGGGTCTATGGTGCTATTTATCAATTCCAAAAGTGGTTCACCATGCTTCTCGATATAGTTAAACAAGACAAGCGTGTTCCCTTCAATATCCTTTACTAAATTTTTGATGAGGTTATTTCTACCACGATGCTCTACTAGGTAATCAATCTCTTCGTGATATGATTCAAAATGTTGCGGAGCATGTTTGCAAAGTAGGATCTTTATCCTAAACTTAGAAAGATAACCTTCCTTAATTAGACTATCTGTTTTAGTGACTTGTTCACAATCACCAAACAATCCTTCCAACACCCACTTGTGAGTTTTACTCCCGTCTAGGGTTCCAGTAAAACCAAACCTATACTTAGCGTTGTGAAGTTTAGTCATGATTCCTGTGAGGGACTTTGACTTAAATAGGTGTGCTTCATCACCGATAACACAGTCAATATCATCAAAGTATCTTTTTGGGAACTTGTAGATGGATTGCCAAGTGGAAATAATAATTGGTTTGTCCGTATTTTTATCCTTGCCTGAATATATCTTATGCACATGATCGTCAGCATTCCATCCGTAATCATTAAAGTCATTGACCATTTGTTCTACCAAGGACGTAGTAGGAACGATGATCAGCGTCTTCTTGTTGGTGGCAGTATAGTATCTCACGAGGGAATAGATCATCAAACTTTTTCCACTGCCCGTGGGAGAAAGTAAGAGTTTTCTATTATTTTTAATTGCTTCGTAAACAGCACGATACTGATACACCCTTGGTTTGATTTCAGATCGTGTAATTTTATTCATAAATGTTTCGATGCCTGCGTATGAAACAAAGTCGTTAGTTTCTCTGACTTCTCCATACCAGTCATTCATTTCATACTCGACTTTATATTGTCGTTCGTCAGCCCACACCTGCAGGTGCTTCATTAGACCACCATAAAGGTCGCCTGTACCAGGAGAGTACAGACGAATAGTTCCATCCCAGTATTTGTATCTGGGATTCTTCTTCAAGAACTTTGCTTCAGGAACTTCAAACGAAAAATAATCTGAGAGTTCCTGATGTACATGTGGCTCAGCAGATTGAATGGTAACGTATACTTCGTTTTTCTTTTTGATACTGAGGGTGGTCATCATTGTCCATTAACGAATTTCTCCCACTCAATGGCACTCTTGACCTGAAAACCTCTATTAGAAATTTGACGCATGACTTGATCCAACCAGTAAAGCATCTGGTCTAAGTATTTGATCTTTGCCTCAAGGTTGATGATCTCCTCATCTGCCTCAAGGTAAGTTCTCATTTTCTCTGAAGTCTTAATGCTTGATCCGAATGGTTTGGCGGCGTATGTCTTAGCGTCTGCTTCGCCAGAGTAATACTCACGTTTATTCTTTACCAGTTTGCGGGTCTCAAATTCCAGCGAAGTTTTGATCTGCTGAATGTCAGTGTAATGGTTTAAGTATTTATTATGTTGGAAAGGGATCGATAATGCGAGTTGCCCTAAATCCGTGGTATACTGTTTGTTCTTAAATTGAAAGTCAACTGCTGAGTCTTCTGTCCAGTCTTCTCTCAATTTGTCAAATTTATTACGAAGAGTTTCAAAATTCATAGAGTTTTAAATTGTTTATCACGAATAAAAAATTGTTGATGTTTAAATGTAACTTCAGCAGTGATGTATTCTACATCTGTCATTGTAGCATCAAATTGTAACCCCGACAAACTGACAGGGAAGATATCTCTGTAGTCTATAACAAATGCTGGATTATATTGTGAGGTGACAATGTTGAGTTGTCCGTTGGTATAAATTTCTGACTCTTTTGTTGTGCGTTGCATCTGATCTGCGTTGCCATTGTCTCGAATCCATTTGTAAATACTGTTGTAATTTACAAGATCTTCGTCAACAATAAAACGCACAGAAAAATCCCCGAACGTTACACCACCGCTGGGAATGATAGGCAAGTTTCTAAAAGGACTTGCTACTTCCGTAACTGGCATTGAAACGTCGGGGATATTTGCTGTCTGACAGAAAAAGTCTACACCTTCAAATTTTTCTAATTTGAGTAGATAACCAATAGGGTTCAGGAAATTCCTATTAGTAGGTTGTTCCTTATACCATTCAGCAGACATGTCAACTTCCCAAGCTGATACTATTTATTGTATTTTCTTGAACCTGTTCTG